GCCATCTACACTGACCATTGCTCTGCCTGCGGTGCCATCTACAACTGACTGTAGATAATTTGTATTGAATGCGCTTAAATCAGCAGTTTGAGCATTGCTCGCCCCCAATGCTCCTAATGCCATTGCTCCGCCTACTGCCAAATCTTTCCATCCTTCCACCACATCTTCATTCTTTACACAGTTTGGATATGTTTTACCAAACATCTTTTTGTTACCTTCTTTGTGATAACCTTTCCAACATGCTTCGTCTAAGTTTTCATGGTCACTATGTGTTTCGCACATGCCACAGTCTGGACAAACCATTTCCATCTCAATACTTTCATTGTGTTTCTTTTTACCTGCACAATGTGCTTTTTGACTGAAGCCTTTTGGATGTGAGCAATCAATACTGCGCTTATACTTTTCACTCCAACCTTCCTGAACATCTTCTTCGCCTAACTTATGTTTAAGTTTTTTAATCCAAATATCTGGTGTATGACCATATTTGTGCACAAATAAATCATGTAATTTTTTACCACTTATTTTATGCTTTGCGCTGATATGTTGCATCAATTTATCAATAGAATTGTAAGTGTGATGACTTAAGGTAGGGAGTTTTTCTGCTAATTCTCTAGCAGCGGATTCAATAAGTAGTTCGTTATAACGCATAATTAGTATTTATGCTTTTTGTAGATAGGGCTCACTTTTGAGGTTCCAGTAGCGAATTGGATGACTCAAGCCAGCAGCCGGCTACACCACGGTAACTAGTACCGGTCCTAAGGTGTGTTCTTTATATGTATATATTTATCTTTTTTTCGGGTATAGTAAATCAAAATAAATATCTGTATGAAAAAATCTAAAACATCTACTAAAGATTCTGTTATCGTACAAGATACACCAGAAATCGTTGAATCTACTGACACACCTGCTCCATTAGAACTTAATGGTAACAGATTTGATTATTTTACAACATCTGTATACAAGATAGAAATTCCAAGTCTACTGACTGATGCTAGAAAGTGTTCTAATAGAGCATTGACTAAATTTAAAAAAGAGAATCCTAAAATGGATCCTATCTTCCCATTGTATCAAACGCATGATATTTCCAATGACCCGGACATTGCAGTATTAGCACAATACATTGCTGATATTTCATATGATACATTACAGGGTCAAGGATATGATATGCGAAATAAGCGTGTATATTTCAGTAGCATGTGGGTACAGGAGCATTTTCAACATAGTGCACATGAAGAACATATACATGGTCAAGGTGCACAGATTGTAGGATTTTACTTTTTAGATGTACCAAAAGATTCTTCTAGACTTGTATTTCACGATCCAAGGCCTAGTAAGAAACAAGTTAACTTACCTGAAGCTAATATCACTAATGCAACCTATGCCAGTGATGCAGTTAATTTTGTGCCCAATCCAGGTGATTTGTTTATTATCAACGCTTGGACACCTCATAGTATTGGGCGTAATCATAGCAAGAGTCCAGTACGACTTATTCACTTCACACTTAACGTAGATGAGATGATTAACCCAACAAGCCCTACCTCAGGGTCGATAAATATTGATGTCGGCGATCAACCCGAAATCATATGAACAAGTATCACATTCGTTTTAACAAGAGTAGAGGTATGCCAGGTCGTGGTAGTAAAGACCATGTTTGGCGTGTATTTGAGAATGGTAAAGAATTCTTATTCAAACACTTTAAAGTCAATGTTCCAACATACGATGAAACTACCGGCGATGGTATGGGAAATGACGATTGGAATTTCAGTTGTGAGGGTTATATGACGATAGATCGTGAAACATCTACCGCCATTATCAGCCCAACTAAATCAGAATAATTTTATATTTATTAAGCGGCACACATTTCGGTAGTTGTGAATGTATAGTACCATCTAATATATCTTTAATTTGATGTTGCATAGTATGGAGCACTAGCTGCACCACCTGTGCCAACTGCAACAAATAATCCCGTACTGATTGTAGTTACTGCATTCATCAATGCAGCAGATCCACTACCGTTCATTAGTGCAGGTGTAGTCCAAGTACTGCCATTACTACTTGTTGCATAATATCCCGGATTAGGATAAGAACCATATCCAACTGCAACAAATAATCCTAAAATGTTGTTAACAGTTACTCCAGTCATCCTTATGTTAGATGTACTACCGTTTATTGTAGTAGGTGTAGTCCAAGTACTGCCATTACTAGATGTTGCATAAATTGGATAACCATTAGTATCTTTTCCAACTGCAACAAATACTCCCGAACTATTAACAGTTACTGAATTCATCTGAGCATAAACAGAACTACCGTTCATTTGTGCAGGTGTAGTCCAAGTGCTTCCGTTGCTACTTGTTGCATAGAGTGGAAAAGTATAACTGTTATCATAGCCAACTGCAACAAATAATCCTGCGCTGTTGACAGTAACCGATGACATGGTTGCTGCAAGTCCACTGCCCATTGTAGCAGGTGTAGTCCAAGTACTTCCGTCACTAGAAGTGGCATATACCCCATTAGAACCAGCGCCAACTGCAACAAATAATCCTGCGCTGTTGACCGTTACTCCATACATCGTTGCACCAACTCCACTACCGTTCATTCTAGCAGGTGTAGTCCAAGTGCTTCCGTCACTAGAAGTTGCATAAAGTGAAGCACCGCTACTGTCATTGCCAACTGCAACAAATAACCCCGCACTATTTACCGTTACTCCACGCATACGTGCATAAGTCGAACTACCGTTCATTCTAGCAGGTGTAGTCCAAGTACTGCCGTTGCTTGAAGTAGCGTACATTGGATATAAGCTACTATCACCACCGACTGCAACAAATAACCCTGAACTATTAACAGTTACAGCGGTCATATTTGTAGTAGTCCCGCTACCGTTCATTGCAGCAGGGGTATTAAATCCTTGGAAAGGAGGAGGAGGTGTAACACTATTACTGTTACTGCTATCTGATCCAGTACCAACTACATTAGTAGCTTTTACTGTAAATGTATAAGGAGTGCCGGAAGTCAGACCTGACACAGTAATTGGACTAGCTGCTCCAGTACCAGTTAATCCACCTGGGCTACTTGTAACTGTGTAACTTGTTATAGTAGCACCGCCGTTGCTTACTGGTTGAGTAAATGATACACTAACAGTTGTTGTTCCGATTGCTGTTGCTTTACCTATAATAGGTACTCCGGGTACTGTTGGTGGAGGTACGATTGATATGTTATCAAATTTTACGTTGTCAAAATGCATGTTATTTTCTCTTTATTAAAATATACTAATATTTATTAGTGATTTGTTGGGTTTGTGATTTTATGGTTATTGGAACTGATATTTAATAATTACTACCCCTGAGCCTCCCTGATAGGCACCTCTAGGTCCACCGCCGCCGCCACCGCCACCAGTGTTAACAGTTGCGTTGTATCCGGAATATGAACCTCTACAGTTTATATAAGTTCCCCCTCTTCCACCGCCACCGGCACCTCCTATTCCACCTCCGCAGAAGTTTCCACCTCCGCCACCGCCACCGCCACCGGCTACATAAAGAGTACCGCTAACGCATTGACCTATTGTAGAACCAGATATTGGATTTGGTAAGCCGTCACCACCTGTTGCACCAGAAAAAGAACCACATGCACCTATTGCGCCGGCTCCGCCTCCTCCACCGCCAGGTGATCTACCACAACTAGGAAATCTATTACCTCTTCCACCACTGTGACCTTGGCTACCGTGCGTAGCAGACCCACCGGCTGGTCCCGGGAAACATGAACTAGTTCCTCCACCACCACCGCCTCCGCTACCACCGCCGCCTCCGGGTGATCCTAAAGTACCACCAACCCCACCGCCATATGCAGTGATACCAAATGCAACAGAATTACAGCCAGCCGAACCAGCAGCTCCTCCACCGCCAACACATATAGTATATGCCTGTGCAGTTACAGTAGTACATCCGGTTACGAATCCACCAGCACCTCCGCCGGCACCGAAGGTATATCCGCTACCACCTCCGCCACCTCCACCGCCGACAATTAGGTATTGAACAGTTCCACCAACTGAGGGTGTGAATGTACTACCTGTAGTGAATGTATGAATTTTGTAGTTACCTACTGTTGTTATTGTACCACCTGTAGCACTAATGAACGGACTAGTTACAGTAAAGTTAACTGTAATACTAGATGATTTAGTATTTGTATTAGCATATATAGTTGCAGTTTTAGTACCTATTACAGTTGGTGTACCTACAATATTTCCACCACTGATACTTAAACCAGTTGGTAAACAGGTTGCACCATATGTTACAGTACGACCAAATGTACTTGTTGCACTTAAACCAATATTAGATATGGCACCACCTGTGACAATTGATTTGTTTGTTCCGTTAGTTGGACTACTCCAAGTAACTGTATCACCGCTCACCACATAACTAAAATTACGTGTAACGACTTGATTAGCTGGGTCGGCAGCACCAACAGTAAAATTATAAGTTACATTAGTTCCTGCAGTTACATTTGATAATGTACCAGTAATGTTACCATTTGCACTGCCTAAACTCAATCCACCAGGTAAGCTACCACTAGTAACTGAATAAGTTATTGATAATGCTCCGTCAGTAGCTGCAATTGTGTTTGCTATACTATTTCCTTCTTGGAACGTTCCAAGGCTACCTGCACTAGTTGTCCATACAGGTACATTGCTATATGTGATTCCAGCAACAAATGTCGCACTACCTCCATCACTATTAACAACTGCTAATGGATAGTTACCTGCTGAATTCACAGGACTCACAAATGTAGCTTGTGTTAAGCTGACTTGACTAGCACTAGCTACTTGTAAATTATTTACATATACATTAAGACCAGATAAGAAACCACTGCCATTGATAGTGATTGTTTCTCCACCTGTAGGATTCGCGGCAGTTGCACCATTTGGATAAGTCAATCCTGATATTTTAGGAACCACTGTACTTGTAGCAGTAATCGTACCTGCTCCGCCACCTAATGTCAAGTTACCAGCTAGATATAAGTTACCATATGGCTGCTGACTTGTTCCTAAATCAGCACTAGTTGCTGGTACAAGAACACTTGAGTTCTTTAATGTATGATAATTTTGTGTTGCCATTTTATTTTAATCTCTTATTTTATCTTATTGGTATTTGTATTTTACAATAACTACTCCAGAACCGCCCCTTCCACCTGGGGCACAAGCTGCCTTTGCGCCACCGCCCCCGCCGCCCCCCGTATTTACTGTACCGGGTTTTCCTGGTCTCTTACAACAGCAACGATTTAAACATCCAGTAGGATCACCAGAGTTTCCTCCGCCCCCGATACCACCTGCACCAATTTCTTGACCGCCATTACAAGCTACACCACTATTACTTCCGCCTCCCCCACCGATATATCTAGTACCAGAGACACATTGACCTATAGTAGAACCACTTATCGGGTTCACTATACCTGCACCGCCGGCGCCACCTCTGATATAAGTGTGACCATATGAACTTCCAAATATGCCGGCTGCGCCGGCACCACCACCACCACCTGCTCCAAAAAAGCAACCACCTGTATAGCCAGCACCTTTGTGTCCGTATGTTGTGGCACCTGTCACAGTATAACACGCTTGTATAGTTTTTCCTCCGCCACCTGGACCACAAAATCTACTTTCACCTCCACCGCCTCCGCCACTACCCCCGTCAGCACCGGTAACACATGCTAGAGAAGGATAATATCCAGCTCCGCCTCCGCCACCGCCTCCTTTAGCAGTTAACCCTAAAGCGGTAGTATCTGAACCGTTATGTCCGCGATTTGTAACTGCTGTACCACCTGCACCAATAGAAATCGTATAAGTTTGAGATGTTACACTTAATGAGGGGTGGTATATAATACCACCGGCTCCGCCTCCACCATAACCACTACCTCCTGCACCACCTCCTGCAACTGCTACAATTTCAACACTACCGGGGGCAGTAACTGTAAATGCACCTGAGCAAATGAACGTATGAATTTTGTAACAGCCAACTGTAGTAACTGTACCACCCGTAGCAGCTACGGTTGGATCTGCTACCTTAAATGTAACACTTATGCTTGCTGATTTGGTATTTGTATTCGCATAGATTGTTGCAGTTTTAGTTCCGGTAACAGTTGGTGTTCCTGTAATATTTCCACCACTTAAACTAACTCCAGTTGGTAAACAAACTGCGTTATATGTAACACTTCTACCAAATGCGCTTGTAGCACTTAATGTAATATTGGACATCGCTGATGCATTAGCAAGGTTATAACTTGATGCATTAGTTGGATTACTCCATGTAATACTATCTCCATTAATTACATAACTAAAATTGCGTGTGACGACTTGATTAGCTGGGTCTGCGGCACCAACAGTAAAATTATATGTAACGCTAGATGATACTACATTTGATAGTGTACCAGTAATGTTACCATTTGCACTACCTAAACTCAATCCACCTGGCAAGCTACCGCTAGTTATTGAATATGTAATACTTAAAGCACCGTCTGTTGCAGCAAGAGTAGACAACACAGTATTTCCCTCTTGATATGTACCTAAACTACCTGCACTGGTTGTCCAAACAGGTACATTGCTATATGTGATGCCAGCAACAAATGTTGCACTTCCCCCGTCACTATTAACAACTGCTAATGGATAATTACCTGCCGCTAGTACTGGACTTGTGAATGATATTTGTGTTCCGCTTATTAATGATGTGCTACCTACAATTAGATTATTTACATATACATTGATACCATTTAAAAATCCGCTACCATTGACAATAATGGTTTCACCACCAGTTGGAATAGCAGCAGTTTCTCCATTAGGGTATGTAAGACCTGATATTTTAGGGACTACAGTACTTGTAGCAGTAATTGTACCAGCTCCACCACCTAATGTCAAGTTACCAGCTAGATATAGATTTCCATATGGTTGACTTACCGATCCCAAGTCCGCGGTAGTTGCCGGAACAAGAACGCTTGAGTTCTTTAATACATGATAGTTTTGTGTAGCCATACTTATTTTTATACCTTTATACTGTATTTATCTTATTTTGGATTAAGAAATGTATCTGCAAACTTCTTACAGAGTTCTTCTATTTTCTTGTTTTTTGTTGTTTCAGTATGAAACTTTTTGTATTGATAATTTTTACTATCATCTTGTGATGGATCACTATATCCACAATAGACTTTATGAATGCCTAAACTATCAATTAAGTCTGTACAACTCTCACCGTATCGCTCATCCATACCCTCTGAGCAAGGGCTACAAGTGGTGATGATAATGCTACCTTCACCTATATCACCAAACTTTTTGTGATAGTTATCTACCGCGGCTCTTTCACCATGTACACGCTTACCATCTTTAGGGTAGTTTATACCATATACTTTATTATTGTGCATGTCTACTACACAACTAGCGACCATTCCATAGTATTCACTATCTTTCTTTTGCCCGTCAATAATCATCTCACATAACTCAAGTAGTATGTTGTCTAGTTTTTTATAGTCATGTATTTGAAAGTCACTTATTTTCATACTGGGCTATATGGGTTTTTGTATCTATCATATCCATCGTCTTCTGGATATACTGGGTATTCATTTTCTCTCATTATACTATCGCCTTAGGATTGTAGAGTGCAAACTTTCCACCATCATCAGATTTTTTATACTTCCAACCAGGCATAGATGCCAACAATCTTTGAATTATCTTAATATACAAACTTCTGCGATTAGGTTCAGCGGCTTGAAAATAAATTAAAGGTGTATTATGTTTTTTTATATATTGAATGATAGAATTAACTACTATACCAAATACTTCTGCTGCAGATCCAGTACCTTCAATACCTTGTGCACCTCTTTGATATCTATTTGTAGGTACTTGATTAAATTCTATGAATCTACTATTATCATATGCTTCATCTGAGATATCATTAAAAAAATCAAAATCAGAAAGATCAATTTCGTCGGGAGCAAATCCAGGTGCTAAGAAGTGTAATTCATATCCAATCCCATTGTTAGTTTTGAAATCAAATTGATCCATGCCATCATCAGGAAAAACACCTCCCCATTTAGCTTTTTCATTTGGGATAGAGTTTAATACCTCATTAATTCTCATAAGAATTATGCTCGTTGTTTTTTAAGTATACTACGTAGCATCCATCCATGCTTACCATGTGCATCGATACGTTCAGCAATAAAGTTAGCAACACCTTGTTCATCTTCTTGCTCTGCTACATGAAATGTTTCTTTTAGGTATGCTAATAACTTTGCGTTATCTTCATATAATTCAGCCATCATTAGTTCAGCACGTGGAATTAATGTTTGATCTTCTATAATACTCAATTCTTTAAATCGTGTTAAGCTACCTGGAGTATAATGATCCAATGCACGAATAAACTCTGCACTTCTATCTACTGCATTTTCAAATATTTCTGTATTAAAATTATCTAAAAATAAATGATACTGGGGGAAGTCTGGTCCCTCAATATTCCAGTGAAAGTTGTGTGCTTTAAGATATAATGTAAAGCTACTTGCTAAAACTACTTTTAAGTTTTCTACTAACATTTTGTTCCTTAATGTCTTAATAATAATGTACTTAGCACACCTGGATCGTTAGCTGTTAAATCGGGTTCACCAGGAGCAACAATAACATTCCATTTCATTGAAGGATTCTTTTTACCTCTAATTTCCCATTCACGATAAGATAAAATGCTATTAGCACTTATACCATATGCTTTTGCTAATCGTTCTTTCAATTCAGGTAATTTTTCATGTTGAATTTGCCACTGTCCACTACTACCCTTTTTCAAGTTACCTTTTTCATCTTTAACTAACAAATCATCAAACATACTAGTTGGTACAATACGACTATTCTTTGTTGTTTGCAATGATGCATCTTTTGCTTTAACTTTTTTCTCTTGGCTTGTATTTGCACCTTCACTCCAATTGATAATGAAGTTACCTGGTTTCTTTGCTAATACTGCATCAGCCATTTTTGTATAAGCATAAAACTTTACACCAGGGTGCTTGTCAGCCATTTTCAATGCCAAATCTTGATACTCTGGACTAAAGAAATCACCAGCATCATGCCAACGAATAGTTACTTCATAACCACCCTTATCACCTAATTTTTCTTCTTTTGAAATTTCATCACTTAATTGTTTAAAGAAACCATCTGGGTCATTCAATAAGTATGTTAGTATTCTAGCATCACTTAACCATGCTGCCTTGAATTGTATTTTACCGCCCTTCATTGCAAAGCAATCTACTTTACAACTACCAGCTCCTGGGCATGTGTTAACAATGATTAACTTGTCTGTACTCTCATCTACTGCAATACCAGTCAATGCTGCAAAACCTACGTTGAAGAATTGCTCTAACTCTCCATTGCTATGTTTCATTTTTTCATTCTGTTTTAGCAAAGACTTTGGTCTTTGCATGATAGCTTTTTTAATAGCATCTTCACTAAATGCTTTACCATCTGGTGTCAAATATTCAATCGCACTACTACGGTGAACATAAGGCATCTTATACTTGTCAGTCTTTGTTTTGCCAGTTGTATATTTTGGTAAACCTTTTTTATCTATCTTAACTTTACCAGTCTTCTTATCAATATCATCAGTACCTTTAATACGACTCATGTAGTCTTGAAACTCTTTGCCACCTAATTCACGTTGTTGTGCTGGTAACTTTGTTGCTTCATCAACTTCTTCATCACCTTTAACAAACTCTTCTGGTGACATGATTTTGATACCACTAACTGCACCGGGTAAACTATTTTTCGATTTACTTTCTAATGTATTAGAGTAAACAGGTTTATTACTAATATCTTTTGCTTTTGGTTTAGCACCTAATTCTTTATCTACGCCACGCTTAAACAATTTTAATTGTTGTGCTAATTTTTTAGCGAGTACATCTTCATCAATATGGTCTTCTCTTAGACTGTTATAATCATCAGGAATATCAAAATTTTCATCATCATTGTAATTTGGACGTGCTACTCCAGTACCATGACAATGACTGCAACTTGTTCCGTCATATTGACCTTCACCAGTACCTCGGCAGTGATGACATTCATCATCTTCATCGTAAGCTTCTGTAATATCTGTTCCAGCTTTTTTCTTTAAAAAGTTGGGAACACTGGTATCTTTGTCAAGTCTATCAACTGTGGTTTTAGTTATACTTGGCTTTATTTTTGTGGCAATTTTTCGATCTTTCCAATTGATGTCAGCATCCTTGGGATTCATTAATTCTATGTCACGGTCGTTTTTAGATAAAGAGTTGCGGTCATCTGGCCAACGCTGACCCTCCGCCACACCTTGGGGTTCTCTAATAGCAGGATTATCAATCTGTTCTGCTACACTATTTAAATGATCATTACTTACAGTAACATAACTATACATCCATCCATCTAGTGTAGTACCGTTTTTTACAGAACGATAGATATGTTTAGCATTTTTTACAATTTCTTTTAATTCACCTAATGCCATACCGTCAACTTGTTCATCTTCAGCCATCATATCTTCTTTACCAGACTCACGCTCTAACTCACGTTCTTTAGAACTTACCATATAACCCATGATAGCAACCATCATGCCTTGAGCTTGACTGATTTTCATTTCTACCCATTCAGGTAAATCTTCATTGTTCCCTACAATACGCTCTAAGTGACTAGTTACACGTTTGATTGTGTGTAGTTGATTCTTAACAAAATCACCTTCGGGTTCACCATGATCAGGTGGATCAATTTTACTTAATTGAACATCCAAACTTTCATTTACATGTGCACTATTAGCATACTTCTTGCTAGTCTTGATACCTTTGAGCATACTGCCTTTAGATTTGCCAGGATATACACTTGCATTACGACTTATAGTAGTACCTACTGGAGTCGATACTGATGCAACTACTCCACTAGTAGTTGTTTCCTCTAATTCATAGGGATTACGACCAGAACGAAAGGCTGGTTGTGTTGCATTTGGTTGACCGTATTCTGAATCTTCTTTTAAGTGACTGATTTTCATAGTTAAATTCCGTATATCTTATATTTATCTAAAAACTGATTGTTGTTAATAACCAGTGTATATGGTGTTTTTATGCCATTTTGATTGCAAATACTATCCAATTAGTACCATCACTGCATACATCCCAGTAAGGGGTAGTAGCTTGTGCTAACGTTTTAGTAGTAGAGCCGCCGCCTGCAGGGCCTGCAAAAGTACCAGCTGAGGTAGCAAGAGTGATGCTTGTACTTGTATTTTGCCAAAACTTATAAAAAGTTCCTGATCCAGCAGTTGGATCTGGTAATGTAACAGTATATGTATTACCATAAGAAATAAGTTCAATAAATCCACCTGCATCGGTTGCAGATAATGTAGTAGCTGATGAAATAGTTCTTGCACCTTTACGAATGCCATTTGTTACTACTACATTTCCTGCATTGACTGTACCAGTAACACTTGCATTGCCACCGGACATATTTCCAGTGACTGATAAACTAATTAATGTACCAACTGAAGTGATATTTGGTTGAGTATTGGTATAAACTGTACCAGCTACTGTTGCATTAGGTACTTGACCAGACACATTTGCACCAGTAATACTGGTTAATTGACTGCCATTACCTACAAAGTAATTACCATTAACTGTATTACCAAAGAAAACATTACCTGCATATAAAGTTGAACTATATCCATAATATGTAGCAGGGGCTAAACTAAATTGTCCATTTCCAAATAGTACTACGTTATTGGCTGTACTAGGATTACTCCAAAGATTAATAGATGCAATATTACCCAATCCACCTACATTTGCTGAGGATACATAGTAAGCAACATTTGCGATATTTGCATTTGGTACTGTATTGCTTACATTTGATCCATTAATGTTACTTAAATTACCGCCATCACCTGAAAAATAATTACCATAAACCCCGTTTCCTAAAAAGGCGTTGTTTGCATATAAACTACCACTGTACCCATAATATGTACCAGGAGCTTGGCTAAATTGACCATTTCCAAATAATACTACAATATTAGCTGTGTTAGTAACACTCCAAAGATTAATAGATGCAATATTACCCAATCCACCTACATTTGCTGAGGATACAGAGTATGCAACGTTTGCAATATTTGCAGTATTTGCACTTGGTACTGTATTGGTTACGTTCGATCCATTGATTCCAGTTAACTGATTGCCATTACCCACAAAATAATTAGCCACTACAGTATTACCTAAAGACGCATTAGCAGCAATTATTTGATTACTTGCGTAATAACTAGCTACATTTGAGTTACCATATGAACCACCTCCGCTCGGCGCCGCGGCAAATACACCATTACCATATAATATATTGCTACTATTACCGTCTTTATTAATAGTTGCAATATTACCTATACCAGACACATTAGCAACTGCAACAGAATATGCACTGGTTGCATGAGCTACATTACCTGTAACGTTAGCACCGTTGATAGCAGTTAGAGAAGAGCCAGTGCCAGTTGTTTGTAAATAATTGGCAGCAGCAACTCCACCTAAATAATTTGCATTATTTGCATTTGGTACCCAACCGGTAATGTTAGCACCGGTAATGCTTGTTAATAAACTACCATTACCTATAAAAAAGTTCGCAGTGGCAGCGTTACCTAAATTTGCATTAGCAGAAGTTAATGTATTATTTGCATAATAATTAACAACATTGGTGTTGCTATATGTTGAATTACCATTGCCACCAGAAATACCGGTCAGTCTACTTCCATCACCAACAAAGTAAGTTGCAGTAATTGTATTACTTATATTTGCATTGGTTATAGATATATTATTAGCAGTTAAATTACCTATGCCATTTATTCCAACAGTAAAGCTATTGGCTGTTGTGCCTGAAATTTTTATTCTATTTGCCATGTTCGCATCCTTAAAAGAACAAACAGCCTACGGCTAATAGGCTGTTCACGATATTACATATTTAATTAACTTGTAACTGCGTATGTAATAATTACTCTAGCAGATCCTGCACTAGAATTACTTGCAGTATAATTGATCACAACATTTGCTATATTAGCAGGATACAACTGACATGGTAAATCATAACGATCAGCAGTTTTTAGATCAATATCACCGGTGCCAACATATTCTAATCCTGTACCAGTTGACAATCCAACTGTTGCACTTGGAGTATTACCATTAAATGCAGAGTCAACAATGACTGTTACTCTATCTACTGTTGCTCCGGCTGGTAATGTCATTACTGTAATTGTACTTGAACTATTGTAAACAAATGATTTAGTTGTCGCTCTCCAATAATCAGTTACTCCACCACTGCTATTGGGTGCGGCTGCGAATACACCGTTACCGTATAAAATATTGCTTGCATTTCCGTCTTTATTGATAGTAGCTATATTACCAATACCGGTTACATTAGCAACTGCAACTGAGTAAGCATTTAATGCATTACCCACATTACCCGTAACATTAGCACCTTGTATATTACTTAAATTATTACCTGAACCAATAAAATAACTAGCACTAATATTTCCACTATATGTAGGTAAATAACTTGCAACATTACTATTGCCATATGTACTAGAAATAGTTGTCCAGCTCAATCCATTAGCACCAAATGTCAATACTTGACCTGTTGAACCACCTGTAATTATTAAATTACCAACTGATCCTAAATTAGCTGAACCAGTTACTGCGAGTGTTCCTATATTAGCAGTACTAGTTACACTTATATTGCCTAAAGTACCTATGCTGGTAATATTAGGCTGAGCTCCTGTTGTCAATACACCTGCAAAATAATTACTTGTAACAAGATTACCTAAACTAGCATTGCCGCCTGTAATATTTGCAGTTACTGTTAAACTTGCTAGTGTACCTACTGAAGTTATATTTGGTTGTGCATTAGTTACTACAGTACCAGATGTAGTTGCGTTGCCGCTTAGATTAGCAATAACAACACCGGCACGAATGTTACCTAAAATACTAATTGAGGCAACATTGTTAGAAACATTAGCACTGCTTGCAAATGTAAATTCTGAATTAGCAGCTTTCCAACCCATGAATGCATCTACTGGTATATTACCATTATGATAATGTAGTAATGCACCGCGATCTAAACCATCACTGTTTGTCAACGCAGCACCATTTGCACCGCCGCCTAATTCAATAATAGGATCAGTAAGTGATGTATTGGTTGTATTAACATACGTCATTGTTCCGCTAACTGTCAAATTACCACTGATTACTGCATTTCCGCCTACATTTAAATCGTTGGTTACATTAGCACTAGGTAATGCTAATCCATTTCCACTAGCACTAATATTACTATTACCTAATTGAATAGTACTACCGCTTATCCATAAATCTTTAAAACGATTAGTTGCGTTACCTAGACTATATGTAACATTGGCAGAGGGTATGATGTTACCAGTAACTACACCATTAAATGTAACATTGGCTAAGTTTGACATTCCATTAACTGCTAAATTTGCTAATGTACCAATACTTGTAACATTCGGTTGACTTGCAGTTGTCAATACACCCGCAAAGTAATTTGCACCTACTAAATTACCTAAGTTAGCATTTCCACTTGTAATATTAGCAGTAACTGTTAAATTAGCTAATGTACCAACTGAAGTGATATTTGGTTGAGCATTGGTATAAACTGTACCAGCTACTGTTGCATTACCTACCTGACCAGATACATTAGCCCCAGGAATGTTAATTAATCCTGCAGCGTTACCACTGAATACACCACCGTTACTAGTAATATTGGCTGAAGTAATATCTACATATGTAGTATTTCCACTATTCTTTATTTCTAAATTACCATTGACGTTGTTTAGTGCAGGACCTGTCAACCCAAGTTGAAATGAACCGGTTTGCGTACCTTTAATTTTAATCCATGAACTCATGTTATCTCCTTAATAATATATATTGAGCATACCACTACCGGCAGTACTGCTACTTGAGTTTAATGTTAATAATACATGTGTATCAGACATGTATGTTATCCCTGGTAGTGTAGTATAAATTCCTACACTATTAAGATTACTGTCTGTAGTATCAACTAATTCTACAGGATGTGTTATTGTACCTAATGTTATAAATGTACTACTATTATTAAATGCCGTAGTAATTATTATTTCTATTTTAGATACTACTGCGTTTGCTGGAATAATACCAACCAATGAAGGACTTGCATCATTGTAGTTGAATGGTACTTTAAGTATTGGTACACCAGTAAGATTGTTATATGCAACATTTCCTACTAAGTAATTAGCACTAACAGTATTACCCAAAGATGCATTTCCAGCACTTAAATTACCAGTAAATGCAGACATTGCCGAATTCGCTCTTGCAGTTGTGAAGTATAAATTAGTTGAACTTTCACGCAATTCACTTGTATCGAATGGTAAATCTACAAAAAAAGACCCATCACGTGTTTGTTGCCATTTTTGTAAATTTTCATTCCATACTATAGAAGTATTAGCACTAGAACCTCTATTAACTACTAGACTAGCATTGAGTATAGGAGTACCTGTTGCAGTACTATTCAATACAACCTTATTATTTTCTACTAATAGATCAGTGGTGTTTACTACTGTTTCAGTTCCTGAAACAGTTATACCTTGAATAGTAATATTACTATTTGCTGATATAGTTTGTAAAAATGTTGATAAATCCATATCGTATTTATTCTATTATGAGTACACACGCCATGTTGATCCTGTCCAAACAAGACCAAAGCTTTGTCCATCTATACTAACTGTCATATCACTTGTTTGATTCATTATAGTATTACTGTTTCTAATAATGATAAAATTATTAGTTGAATAGGCTCCGCCAAAATCGGTAAAAAATATAGCATCGCCTAATGCAGGCGTCAATGGTAATGTAGCAGATACAGTTCCTGTAGTTGTATCAATACCATAACGGTGCCCGCTCAATGCATTAAAATCACTATTATTGAATTCAAATTTTGGCTCATGAGGTAAATCGTTTACAAATTGACTTAAATTTGTAGGAGACCCAGACAAATCACTATACTTACCGGTAGTTGCTACTGTAGCTAAACCAATTACATTTGCAGCATTTACAAATGAATTTACCCAAACAAATCCATTATACAGTAACACTTGATTGTTATATCTAGGATTTGAGGGTGGATTAATTGATGTATCACTTAATGTTTCTATACTTGTTGGTATAGTTGGCTGGTTAGTTAAGTCATTATAACTACCGCTAGTCGCTACTGTTGCTAGGCTTGGTTTACCGCTTAGATTAGCCCATGTAACATTTGCTATAGCATTTGTTACATTAGATGATGTTGCATATATAGTTAAGTCTGGTTTATCTGTTAAATTAGCATAATTACCATCAAATGTGTTTGGTATGTTTATTAAATCTGTATAACTTCCGGTAGTTGCTACGGTAGATAATGTGGGTTTACCACTCAGATTAGCCCATGTAACATTTGCTATTAAATTAGATACATTAGAAGTTGTTATATAATTTGCAATATTGGGTGCACCAACTAAATTAGCCCATGCAATGTTTGCTAACTGATTTGCTAGATTAGATACATTAGCATTGGTAGCATAATTTGTTAGCGACGGAGTACCAGATAAGTTTGCATAAGTCAGTGACGCTGAAGTTACAAATCCACTATCATTTAATAATTGACTTACTCTATTGGGTATTATAGGTTTATTTATTATTTGAGCAGATCCACTTACTGCATTCCAATCTGCTGGTTGTTGTGCAAAGGATACACCTCCCCAGGTTAAATTACCATTTCCATCAGTAACTAATACGCTATTATACCCGCCCCCTAAAATAGTAACAGAAGACAGATCACCTAAATTAGAATGACCGTTAACTATTAAATTTCCTGACACATGTAAAGTATTAGATGTTGAATCAAATGTAAATGAATTTGATCCAGCCAAGGCACCATTGGAAACAAATTCTATACTATTATTTGAACCTATAGGAGGTATAATATTTTCTATATATACATAAGTATTATTTGTTGTTGAATTTATTGATGAATTTGAATTATTGGTAGTAAAATTAAGTGTTGATGGATGTGATGCAGTCGTTTGAAATGATTGAATACTATCTAGACTAGGCACACCCTCGCTACCTAATTTAGATTGACGGTGTAACGCTGGATCTAAATTGGTGTCTACTATTTGAGGGGTAGTTATTGCCATTTGTACTTTCCTTATTCTTCTTATGCTCTTAATAACGGTGGTGTACCATCACGACTAATTTTACTACCCAATTTTCTAGCATTATCTTGTATAGAGTAGGGTGTTACATCTACTGTTAATGCAGTTTTAAATCTTGGATCATTCTTTTCTTTTGTACTTGGTATATATCCTGAGGCTTCTTTCATCAAGTGTTCAGCATCACTGCCCCACTTACTCCACATTTGTTTACCTGCATTACTTTGATATGGACTTGGTTTAATATCATTACCTAAACTCTTAGCATAAGCATACATCATTGTTGCTACACCCTTACCTTGATATTCATCATTAACTTTAGTGTCATCACTTTCTAACCAACTATTTCCCTTTTTGTCAGTTTTCACAGTAAAGTCTGCCGAACCAATCATTCGTTGATACTTAGGTTTTTTAGAATCATATGCTCTTATTTGTAGACCTTTAGCATTAGAATCACCTAATCCACCAATGAAAGTACGGGCATCAAACATATAATCACCTATACGAACAGGTTTTGTCCCAAAAACAGGTAGTGAATTTATAATATCATTAAAAATTTTAGGATTTACACTTTCAGGTAGACTTAATCTTTTATCATGCAACTCTTGTAATTTGTCATATAACTTTTTAATATAACCCTTTTTACGCATAATCTTAAATGCTAAATTTTCAGGGCCAAACTCACCGTTCATATCTAATCCAGCTTGACGATATTTTTTTATTGTTTTTAGTACGTTTTTAATCTTGTCTATATTGTTAGTTTTATATGCGTAGTTACCTAATTTATAAAGTTTTTGATATTTGAGTTTAGTTGCAATTTGGTCTATATGCGCTCTACGCTTTCTTGGTAGTTTAATCCAACTATTATGTAATATACTATACTCACCTAAACTAATGACTGGTTGATTCGTGTCTTGTACATACAATTCTACTTCATATCCATTGATAGTGATATCATGTGTGTCATTGTACACAGTCTTTTTAGCATCAAAAAGTTCACGGTAAACATCATCATCGTTGAACTTATTCATGTCTACTAGGATGTGTAAATCGATGTCACTAAAATCTGTATAGCTATAGGCAGCATTGCTTCCAGATATAGTAATGTCTTCTATATCTAGATTGTTTATACCTAAATGATCCACAAAATCTTCAGCAATTACTAATAATTGATCTCTGACTGTTTGTTTTAATTTATCACCGTCAAAAAGTGCAGGGTTTAGTTTATTGTGAAAGCGTACTGCATCATTTAGGTTAAAGGAATCTAATTCATTAAGTTGCATATATGTATTTATGAAAAAAGGCTGTCAATTGACAGCCTTTTGATTGGTTAAGCTAAATATAACTTATTTTTTACGAGCTTTTTTCGCTGGAGCTTCTGCTGGAGCTTCTGTTTGTACAGTAGTTGCACTAGCAGTTTGTTGCTCTTGTTGTTTCTTTTGAAGTTCAGCAAGATACATAGGTCCAATTGTCTCCAACAAATGATTTTGATTTTCCATACAGAATACATAAGAACCTGAGTGACGTAGTAAAACACGTTTATCAACATAAACTTTACCACCAATGTCACGCCAATTTTCACAGAATGTCCAGTCTTCTGAATAATAACGATTCTGACGAACCGCAGTATCAAAATATGTCTTCAAGTGTTGGTCATATTTTGGATCTAAACCAATGTCATTCTTATATTGTTTGACTGCAGGATGTGATTTGAGTTTCTCAAATACATTGCGTTTCATCAATAAGAATCCTGTACCAGCTTTACTAACTTCTTGGAATCCATCTGGTCCTTCTTCAGCACCCTCGAATCCGTTAACTACCCACTTGATAGGCATAGTCTTCATTGGGTATAGTCCACCGATAACATCTACATCACGGTTCAATAGAACTAACAAGTGCCATGGTTCCCAACCAATGTCAGCATCAACAAAGAATAAGTGTGTTGAGCTTTCTTGCTCTAAGAATTTAGCAGTTAGTGTATTACGTGCACGACTGATTAGTGACTCATTAACCATTGTTTCCAATGTCCAATCAATATTCAATTGACGAGCAGTATTAGCCCACTTGATAAATGACATGAAAGTACTTTCAGTCAACATACCACCATAGCAAGGCATAGCGATGTGTACTTTAGTTGTGCGTAGAAAATCTACGTTAACTTGAACTTGACCAGCTTGTGGTTTTTGTTCTTCTGCGGGAGCATCAGTTGATGCTTGATTTTCAGCTTGCGCTTGTTCAACAATCTCTTCCAATTTTTCAACTGGGACTGTTTTCTCTTCTGATTTTGGTTTTCTTGTTGCCATAGTTTCCTCTTGTTAAGATAGTAATATTTACTATCTGAGGAGTACCCCGAATTATTTTTCTTCTAAATAATCAGGATTTTCACTAATTTTTCTACCATATGGGTGTTCTTCTTTCGACCCTGCTCTGTATCTTAAATTGTTAGTATCAAGGCCTTTATCCTTTAAAAACTGTACATAAGCTTCTAGTCTATGAAAAGGCATATTTATAACAAGTTTTTTTATAACCCTATTATCTCTAGGATGTACATAGAACAAATCTATATATTTAGGTTGATGAATTCTTGCCTCTTCTAAATCACCTAATTTATTTTTTTCTTTTTCAAACTCTTCCCAACTGTGGTATACCTTTTCTTTTGGTATATTATTCAATGGATTATTAGGATTTTTGAATAGTGCATGATAATCATCTACAGCAGAAGGAGGAGTAGTTGGGTTGGTAGTGGATGGAGTTTGAGTTGGCTTACTTGCATGGAAGAAGTTGATTTCATCTAATTCTTGTGTAAACTCTTGTCTATATAAATTTACTAATTCGTCACTAGATAATAATTCTAACTCACTTAGATCATACTTGCCCGTATCTAATAATTTCATTAATAAATTTGCTCTTTGTTTTCCATTAAGATATTCTTTACTTGATACATCACCTAATTCTCTAATTGATTCTTTTAATAATTTCATAAAACGAAACTTTTGTTCTAATGATGCTTCTTTCATCAATGGTCTAGCATTTTTTATAAGTGATACTACGTTTTCTTTTAATGGATTGTTCTTTAATTTACTCATAGCAGAAGTCTTCGTGGGTACAGTAACTTCAGTATTGCTTAAATTTTTATTCAATATGGTAACTACTGTTTTAAGTAATTTGGCATTACCTTTGGTTGCTGGATATAAACTCATAGCCATATCTTGTTTTTGTTTATTGTTAAGTTTAGGCCATGTATTACGAATCTGTGTTGCACTTGTCATTTCATCACCAAACTCACGAACAGGTAGATAATCAATATATGCATGTTTAGTCATTGGCTCTAAATGACCTTGTGTATTATCATATGGTAATAGATAATTACTCAATGGTTGCCCCTTTTTACCAACTGGCATACTACCGTCTGGATTAGCTCTCCATGGTTGGGGTTGTTCTTTACTATCTTTCATACTACGAACCAATATCAATACAGTATTATCAGGGTCTTTGATTCGTGATTCAATATTAGGTTCGCCTTTAACTGCAAATTGACGCTTTACTTCTACAAAATGTCCTTGCTCAACTCCTGCAATTTGTGCTAATGTTGCTTTGTCTTTGAAGCTAAATGGGCGATCTTTTTGTACATTTGTCGCACCCACAACCACATCAGCATTTGGAAATGCTTTTTTGGCACTTTGATACAATGCTAAGTGTCCGGGGTGAAATGGGTGAAATCCACCTGACATGAGTACTAGAATATGCATTAATAACTAACCTTGATATTATCTACTTGGCCTTGAACAAAATTATTAATATTAACTTGTAACCATACAAAGTTACCATATAAGTTATAGTAATTAACTTTTGTTGTGTTGTTATATGCTGGGAATGTATAAGCAACAAACCAATCATTTGTACCGGGAGTATCTGCTAAACTAGCGTTTATCGTTATATTGCCAGTAAAATTAGTAACTGACCAAGACAATGTTTGTAAATTCTGTGAACTTAGGTAATATGATGCAGCGTGTATTGCATTTCCCGTGACCGTATCTACACCGTTATATGCAGTTTGTGGTAATAATATTGCTACTGTGGCTTGTGACATTACGCAGTCTCCACTTCCACAACTACACCATCACCTACTAATTCTTGTACTACTTGCTCTATACTAGAAACTATTTCTTCACTAGCCAGTGGGGTTTGGTTAATTATTACATTGCTTTTTCGCAATGTGCTTAGTTTAATTACAATTACTTCTTCGTAGATTTGAGCCATCAAAATACCCCATATAATAGAGTATTTATCATAGTTATTCAGTATCTGGTCGTTTTTCTAATCTGTACTTTTTACCAAGAATATCACCGTACATTAATGCTAGATAAGTTATCATACTTTCATCATCATAGTCAATATAATAACTACTGTGCAGATATCTATTACTATAACTCCAAACATATCCCGGACGTTTTTGAGTTAACCAGTCACGAAAACTATTGCTAGGGAACAATGTTTTTTTATTGGTTTTGAGAATTTTACTAAAGGTTTTTCTAAAATCTTCTGGTACAATTTTACTACGAATATAGACACGGAATTTATGTTTTGGTTCTTTAATGAAAGTTTTTACACCTATCAGATCAGCAGGTATTGCTTGTGTGAAAGAGATATTTGATATATCTCCGTCAAATATGTCTGCAAGTGTCTTCAACAACTCTAGATCATTGCTAAACACACTTGCATCATTATGTTCAATTCTGAATAATGTATCCTTCTGTCTTTTTTGAATATTATGCCAATCCATGAATTTAGACAAGCTAGCAATATTGTCGTAAATTTGCCTAGACTCTTTTATTGCAATTGTAGAATAATAAGAATTAGGATATACCGAAATTCCAAAACCCTTACCCTTAAATTCTTCTTCATCAAGTGTTAATCTATCAATTAGATCATTAATTGATTTATGAAATGTACTTCGTCTTAACCCATACAAATGAAATTTTGCACGATACTTGTACTTATTATAGTAAAGAGTGTCACGATATTCAACGTATTGAATATCAGGAATATTATCAACTGACTTGAATGATCCCATTTTCACCTACTGTTGCTGTTAGTTTTGGTTGTACGTCAAATACAATTAAATCATGAAATCCAAGTTGAACATTAATAGTAGCATTCTTGATTTTTTCAAATAATATTTTCTTACTCAGAGGTACTCTAATAAGTTCATCAATCTTACGACCTAACGGTCGTGCACCCATTTTCTTGTCATATCCTTTTTCGGCTAGATAGTTAACAATTGGTTCACTTAGAGTGAGAGTAATATCATGTGTGTCTTTAAGAGATTTCTTCAAATCATCAGTAAATTTGATAACAATTTTCTTAATAGCCAGTGTGTCAAGTTTATTGAACTTGCATATCATATCAATACGATTTCTAAACTCTGGCTTGAAGAATTCTTTTAGTGCTTTGTCATCTTCACCTGTTTTTTCTTGACTACCAAATCCAATGTTACTTCTTTCGCTATCACTTGAACCTAGATTACTTGTCATAATGACAATACAATTTTTAGCATTGACTTCTTTACCACTAGAACCTGTGACTTTACCCTCGTCTAGTAACTGCAAGAAGATGTTGAAAATATCGGGGTGTGCTTTTTCAACTTCATCAAATAATAGAATACAATGTGGATTCTTACTTAAGTCGTTAATCAATCGTCCACCACCTAAATTGCCTTCACCGAAACCAACATAACCAGGAGGGGGACCAAGCAATGCACTTACTGTAAACTTCTCACCATATTCGCTCATGTCATACTTAATGAGCGGCATCTCTAAATTCTTACTAAGTAATCTTGCCAATTCAGTTTTACCTGTACCAGTTGGGCCCAAGAATAAGAAACTTGCCATTGGTCTAGTAGGATTACCAATACCTGCAAAACTCACATAAAGTCTTTCAAGTACTTTATCAACTGTTTCTTCTTGTCCATATAACTTATCTTTAATATTACCTTCTAAGCCAACAACTAAATCTGATTTATTATCATTTAACTTATCAACAGTAACTCCAGTCATTCTTTCTACTTGTTCATAAATATTTTCTTTTGTGATAACTGCACCAACATTTTCTAATACACGTTGTTTAGCACAAGCGGCATCTAATAAGTCAATACTCTTGTCAGGATTCTTACGGTCATGCATATAACGTATTGCATTCTCAACACTAGCAACAATTGCATCTTCTGTGATTTCTACCTTGTGGAATTCATTAAGTCTTTGACTCAATCCAGTTAAAATCTTGATTGTGTTTTCTTTGTTAGGTTCATCTACACTAACACGATAGAATCTACGCATTAATGCACGATCTTTTTCAAAGCTTTCGTAGTATTCATCCCATGTTGTACTTGCAATGACTTTTAAGTAACCTTTAGTAATAGCAGGCTTAATCATATTTGCAAAGTCTACACTACCACTTCCCGCACTTCCCGCACCCTTCATTGTATGTGCTTCGTCAATAAAAAGAATAACATTCTTTTTAGTTTTTAATGCCTCAAGTACGTGTTTAATTTTCTCTTCAAAATCACCACGATATTTTGTACCAGCTAGCAATGAACCTATCTCTAAGCTATATAATTCATAACCATGTAAGAACTCAGGTACGTTACCTGAAACTAATTGTTGTGCTAGACCTTCTGCTATAGCAGTTTTACCTACACCAGGGTCACCAACCATCAATACATTTGATTTAAATCGTTTGGCAAGAACATTAATAATATCATCAACTTCTGTATATCGACCAATCATTGGTTCTAACTTTTTATTTCTTGCTAGTTCTGTTAAATTAATTGTGTATTCATCCAATACATCATCGGCTTGATTATCAGTCATCTTGCTAATAGAATCCTCGCCTTTATAATTTTTTTGCCAATAGGGTATAAACTCATTTTTAGTAATACCATATTTTAACAAAAAGTAATGTGCATGGCTATTGGTTTCGCTACCAATACTCAAATACAAATCTACTGTTGTAACAACTTTTCTTCCAGTAAACAATACTTGCGTCACTGAACGATTCATCACACGTTCTAAACTATTTGTCTTTCGGGGTTGTACTTCAACCCCTTCTTGTACAACTACCTGTACCCCTTTTAACCCATCTAAATACAATACTATTTCATGTATCATAGAATCAGTTTCTACACCAAAATTGTCTAGACAGGTTTTGAAGGGCGGGTGTGTGACTAAACTCAGTAACAAATGTTCTACTGTGCAATACTGATGATTGCGTTGTTTTGCCAAATGAACTGCTCGTTCAATAATAGCTTCAATTTCGGGTGAATGCATTTAATTCCTTTATTTTGATTGTGTTGCAATTATGCTATCAATGATAGTTTGATCAATTATATCAGGCATATAGGGCTTAAGTACAATCAATTGGTCACCGTAGCCTTGATTTCTAGGCATACCTTCACCAGTAAGTCTCAATGTACTATTTGGTTGTGTTTTGGGTTTAACTGTAACATCTAATGTTTTACCACTGATAGTAGTAAACTTAAAGGTTTTACCTATGATTAAATCCAGTATAGAAATTTTCTGATCAGAAACCAAATCACTATTTTGTCTTTGGAATTTAGCATGATCTTGAATTCTATATTCAATTATCAATATACCCTCTGGTATAAGATTATCATATCTAAGTGTACCACCATCCTCAATGCCTTTTGGAATTTGTACTTTTACATTCAAATTCTGTCCATTGTGATTGAATTGTAATGATTGTTCATCACCAGTATATACCTGTTCAAGAGTTACCCAAACTGTAGTTTTATACTGTGCTTTTTGTGGGTGTCGGTGTCCAAAAGGACCACCAAACATTTGACCAAACATACTATTCACATCAAAGCCATTGACATTGAAATGAAATCCTCCTGGTCCTCCGGGGAAACCACCAGGGAAACCACCTGAAAATCCTCCACCAAAAGGATTTGGATTGTCATGTTGTTGTTTCTTTTGTGGATCGCTTAGTGTTTCATAAGCTTCTTGAATTTTTTGAAACATAGCAGTATCACCACCTTTATCAGGGTGGTGTTGTGCTGCTAGTTTACGATATGCTTTTTTAATTTCGTCGGGGCTAGCATTTCGATCAACCCCCAATGTATTGTAGTAGTCCATAATATTGATTATAACAAATTAGTTGTTAGATGTCAATATTTATTACGCTGCTCCGGCTACTTTTTCTTTTGTTCTACCGTAAGCCGCTACACCTAATACTGCACCCATAGCCATATGGAATAATCCAGCACCTTGTAGTGTGACCGGTTGCCATTGACTTGTAACTTGTCCATGACTCATTGCTTGTAGTAATGACCATAGTACTGGGAACACAACAAAGTCCATTGTACATACTAACATGTACATCCAACCCATCATTGGACGCCACTTATTGTTTACCCAATCTGTGTTAGTATTTGCAACTAATGTTTCACCGTCTTGTGCAGCATTTGCGCCTGCACCAGTTAATACAGGAGCATTACTCATGCTCATGTTCATATTACTAGTACCAGTTGAACCCATATTGTTTACGTTGGTTGACCCGAAGCCGCCAGATGAGCTTCCAAAGCCGCTTCCGCTAGAACTGCTTCCAAAGCCACTACTTGGCGTTGATGAACCAAAACCGCCTGAGGAACCGAATCCTCCTGATGACGGTGCGCCAAATGCTGAAGACCCACTTGTTGATCCTGTTGTTGATGTTGCTGCATTGCATGTTCCTCCAAAGCCGCCGGCTGCTGGTGTTGTTGTTGCCACTTGTGTACTCCCTGCTGGAAATTGTGCTATTGTAGGATCACTCGCTAATGCTGCATGGTGATCGTCATCAGTAGCTATTGGATTTTCTCCGTCTGCTTTTTTTGCTAATAATGTTGTTGCCATTCTTACAAACCTGCCTTTGATATAAAATCTTTTAGTAACGAATCTTTTTTGCCATATATTTTTGTTGGAGTTACACCGGATAACTCACGCATTTCATTTAAATCTGTTTCTTTTTCTATGCGATATTCATGTGGACTTAGTATGATTACTTGCTTCAACTGCTCTGCATCACAATCATAGTCTTGTTCATTAACTGTTACTGTCCAATCTTTAACATTTAAATCGGTCAATGTTTCTAAATCTTCTACAATCTCTACGATGTTTTCAGGTACTGATGTTCTTCTTTTCATTTCTACAAATACAACATATTTTCCAGGCTTTATTTCACCATCACTCACATCAGCATCAATAATAAAATTATAACCTCTTTCAAACCAACTGACTAAATCATTGCTTGCTTGTTTTCCCTTGATAATAAAAGCAAGTGTTACGATATCTGCATCACTGCCTACTTTTGCACTGTATTCGTCTACAGATATTTTTGGTTCTACTTGACCTTCAAGATCATGGTAATCTAAACTTTCTTTAAGATGTCTCATTACATTGGGCCTCCGGGTGGCATACTACCCATTCCTGGTTGAGCCATATTAACATTATTATCATCATCCTGATCTTTAACGCTTTCTTGGTCCAAATTATCATCGTACGCATCATCTAATTCGTCAAAATCAATTGTTTGTCCTGCTAAGTCAATTGATCCTTCACGTATATCATTCATCAATTCTTTTGGCATTTCAATACGCACTAACCAAATCTCACGTTCTTCCATTTTAGGATAGTGTGTACCGGGTTTAAAGTCACCTTCATTTTTGATTGCCATTGGTACTTCAATTATAGTTTTTTTGAACTTGATATTACAACCAACTGATAATAATCTTTTTGCTCCCCTTGGATCAGGCATTAATCGTCTAGGATACATAAACATGCAAGCAACTGTATATTTGTTGATTTCTGGGCCGCTGACTAACTCACCCAATTCCCAGTATTTGTAAGCATATAAATCTGCTTCATCAAGCACACGCTCAAAGTCAAGCAAGGTACTCATTGAGCCATCGCTGGTGTATATTCCCTTAATATTGTCAATAATACTAGGGTAATCAATGTTGTCAAAGAATTTGTCGGCTGGATTATTACTCATAATTAGTATTTATCAATATTGAAATGATTATGAGTTTAAGATTTTTCTGGGGTCAGCCTAATATTTATCATTTTTTCGTACACAATAAGCATCACATTATTGATTATCTGAATGCCTTTAAATATACTTGAGTTTTATGAGAACTTAGCTCTTTTAAGGAGAAAACTTTGAGCAAAAGAAAAACTAGTGCTTTACGCAATCAGGAACAAGACACACGATACTCACACAATAAGAAATCAGATGCCCAAACATTTTACATGAATGAATCTAAAACAATCAACTTCAATCAAAGTAAGCCAAAGTCGGTTAGTAAACCGGTTCAACTTATACCGAAGTCAGTCAACCAAGAAAAATACATGCTAGCATTATTAGACGAAAGTACTGATATTGTTGTGGTTGGTGGACCTGCCGGTACAGGTAAAACTTACCTTGCTATGTTGGCTGCAATCAAGGCATTAAAAGATCGAAAAGTAGATCGCATTATATTATCAAGACCTGCAGTGGGAGTTGATGATGAGAAACACGGATTTCTACCTGGAGACATCAATCAAAAAATGGAACCCTGGACTAGACCGTTATTAGATGTACTACGTGAGTATTACACAGTAAAAGAAATTGCCCACATGCTAGAAGAACAGATAGTGGAAATTGCACCCCTAGCATTCTGTCGAGGCAGAAACTTTAAACATAGTTATGTAATACTTGATGAAGCACAAAATTGCACACCTGGTCAACTCAAAATGATTATGACTCGCATCGGTATCGGCAGTAAGATTGTAATTACTGGCGACGTTGAACAAGCCGATCGTAAAACAGCCGACAATGGGCTAATGGATTTACAAAATCGATTGAGGAAGGGGGTGATTCCAGGTCTGCAATTATGCAACTTTGAACTAAAAGATGTTCAAAGACATAGAATTATTGAACATGTACTTAACTTGTATAGTTAAGTGATAGGATGATTATTATCCATTTTTAGATTATTAATCAAATCTGGATAGACACTCTCATAATACTCAACTACTTTAGTGAAATCTGTTGGAATAGTTTGACCTTGAACAACAGATTTTACTAGTACTTGATCTTTAAAATCAACAATGATACTACACATTGTCAAATCACGCTCTTTCAATACCTTAGAAAGCCCAACTTGTTCGTCAATCTGACCATTTGCTTTTTTAACGTAAGTTACCAATAAATATCGCATTTTAATACCTTTAACTTGTTAGTTCAATGATGGTTGCAGACAGACTAATCTCTGGAATTCCTACTAAACTTAAATTTGCTAACCCATTACGAATCACAATAATGCTAGCATCTTTCTTCATTTGAGTATCACCCCAAAGGTCTAAGTTATTATACATCCAACGATAAATTTCTTCGATGCGTGAAGGATACAAACTTAAATATTGTAACAACTGTTTACGACCTTCACTAGTTTTGCCATCTTTAAACAATTGTGTTGCATTCACTAACATTTCTTCTTCACTGTTATTAGCTTCTTGAGGTGCTAATAACACACCACTACTACTATTTACTTGAAGTTGATTCAAACACTTGCGTAAGTCCGGATAGCTAGCACCAACATAAGTATCTAATACTTCTAAATCAAATTCTATATTTTCACTAACCAATACTGTAGCCGCCCTAGCAGTAAAATCTACACGATCAGGCTTACTAATGTGAAACTTATGGCAACGACTTTCACGCAATGCTGGAATAATTCTGTGTTCATAATTACAAGTTAAAATGAATCTAGCAGTAGAATGATATGTTTCCATATCACTACGTAACGCTGCTTGACCTTGTGGTGATAGATAATCAGCCTCATCTAACAACACGATTTTAAACTTACCAAATGGTATAGTTTGTACAAATCCAACTACTTTGTCACGTACAACATCTACACTATTTTCACGACTTGCATTGATTTCTAAAATATCATATTCTTCGATACCAAGTTCATGCATTAATACTTTTGCAAGTGTTGTTTTACCTGTACCAGGTTCACCGCTCAGTAACAAGTGAGGAATTGACCCTTCACGAATCCAACCCTCTACTTGTTGTTTTTGTCTTTCATCTACGAATACATAATCATTAATAGATTTTGGGCGATAACGCTCAACCCAAAGGGTATTCTTCATAACCATTCCTGTTCTTGTTTATTTAATACTAACATCACTTTATATCCTTGCCTGACACATTCATTTAATTTTTCTTTGTTCATATTTTCTAGTTCAATATCTGCTCCGTGTCTGTTCCATGTCCACTGAGATTTAATCTCGTAAATAGTATTATCTATTAAAAAATCACTAATGTAAAGTCTTTTGGTTCTATCTTTAGGATCATTATACCATAGTGATGGACCGCGTTTTACATTTGCTATAATCCATTTGATACCATATTGTTGTTCTAATTTTTCTAAAAATTCATATTCATAACTGCCTTGATAATTTAGAGCGGTACCTTTATAAGAAATTAATGGACACTGAACATTGTTCTGATGTGGATTATTTTTCCAATGCGATTGCATTTTCTCTCGCATTACTTGATAGGTTCCATTAGCTTCCATAGTGGCATGAGCTTTTATTCGTGATGATTTGGTTATCCCTAATCTAGATCGTGTTGCTAATGATTTTGCTGCCGTCTCTTTATGATCAGTTCTATCTGAAAATTGTTTTCTTTTTCCTAAACATGAATTTTGATGTTTACTGCAACATATTTTGCCATTAGTAAAGATAAATTTAGCTAGACCGTCACATCCATACTGACATAAATCATTGGTTATAATTTCAGTAGCCTGTGGCTTTTTATATCCGCGTTTTGTGTACATAAATATTCCTTTGTTAAAGTATTTATGCCTACAAACATATTTTGGACCCAAAGCTTATTATTCATCGTCTTAACATTTCAAAAGTTACAATATGTGCAATACCTTGACCCAAGTCTTGTTCATTAGTGATAATGTGTAGGCTACGGTCATTTCTATCGGTCTTATGATCATACTGATTCGTCTCAACAATTGTACCACCATTTGCTTGATAAATTGTAAAGTTCATACCCGTAGATTGTAGACTGTCTCTACTTCTACTAGCTTTAACTGTTGATAATTCAATCAACTCGTCACTATTCAACCAATTTCTTAGTTTATTTTTTAACCAACTCATTATATTACCTTATCACTCATTGTTGTGTCATTTACTGGTTCATCACTAACTAAGAGTATATCATTTGTATCAACTCTACGCAACGTTTTCTTACCCGTTTCATCTTCTACATCAATACCGCGAGTCCAACGACCATGACTGATTAGTATCCATTTACCAATTTGAATTTCATCATCCTCAAAGTTAGGACCCAATGCATATACTTGTGCCCAACGAGGTCTAATACCATCGCTCTTTTTGTCATCATTTAACAAAATGATTCCACCGCTAGATATTCTCTCTTCAAACACCATGTCACTCACGATGACATGCTTGCCAATTGGATAAAATTTATCTCTTTCAATTTTATGAGGTTCGAATGCTAACTTCATGTTATCCTTTATTTGATTTTTTAATTTTTACAACTTCTTCTTGTAGTTCAATGTCATCCTGTTCAAACTCTAGTTCACTTGCTGACAACTCTTCCATAGGTGGTTTTGGTGCTTGTATAGTGGTTGTATCTGCAAATCCACTAACACTTTTATTATTTTGATTTTCTATTCTTGAAGTTCTATCTCTGATAATTTGGTTGTTACTGTTGATGATGTCGCCCCTTGCATTTACACCCATATTACCTACTGCACGAGTTTTTTCGTGTTTGGCTGAAATGATTGACATATCAACCACCTTACCCAATGCTGTTCTTCTTTGATCTGCCATTTTAATCTCCTATTTAATAAATTCATTGATATCTAAATCATAGTATATACTGTCGATTTTATGTATACCTATTAGGTATAATACATAACTACTTATACTACTTCCCCTACCCACTCCCCAAACTATGTTATGTTTTCTCATGGTGTCTACTAAATATTTACAATAGCGCAACAATGGAAACATTTCACGTTCTTGGAACATGATCAGTTCTTCACCCACTCTTTGTAACTCTACCTCAGTTACACACAAATCTAATACATATTGTGCTATATTAAAATTGATGTATTCCTCAGGCATAAACCAAGAGTTTTGACATAATTCATCAAAACTATTTATAGACATTGTTTCTGGTTTATAAACAATAGTAGTCGGTACATTTGAGATATTTAGAGAATTGTCGAATTTGATAGATTTTTCAATCAACGCATTCTTTAATACAATGTCCGTATCAACCATATATGCATTGCATATATCAGTTTCTGTTAAAACTTGTCTTCCATATTGATCATTATACATCAATATATTATAACATATTACTCAATAAATGCAAGTATTATTTTTCGGTCTTTGACCCAAACTCAACAAAAACAACTTCACTTGCATTAAATTCTTCTAGTTTAGACTCTTTGGTAGACCAATCTAAGAATATATCTGACCAGTCTTGTATAGGTTTGGTTAGTCGTACAATCTTTTTACCTTTGCTATTGATAAGACCGTTATTGATTTTGGTAGATGATTCTTCCCACCAACCTTTGTCAAAGAAAGGACCCATATTATCATCTAAACTATGAGAACAACTAACACCATCGCTCATTCTTGAACTAATTGATATGTCTGTCACCACTAGTCTACCCTCTGCTATTGCATTACATTTTACAAGTAACATAATACCAATGATTTGGTCATAAGGTTCTTCTGGTAATGTACATACTTTCATTCCTGCATTAAGATAATCATGTATTACTTTGTCTTTAGATTGTTCACAGAGAATAGAATTCTCTAAAACCTCATTGAGAAAATATTTGATTCTTTCTAACGCAATGTTTTGTTCCTTGATTGATTCGGTTTCAACATTAAAAAATAATTCAATTTCATAAACATTGATGTGAAATTTACTATTAAAATGTACCCCTACGAGTAAGTCAAAACTTCTTTGTATTCTTGCTGTCATTTGTTATCTTTAGAAATTTGGATATTATTCTGTATGTTTTGTTTTTTATACAACTCATCCATTCGTCTTGCATACTCATTCTTGTAACTTTCTAGAGCCATTAATATTTGCCCGCTTAGATTGTGGTTATGCATTCTAGTGCTAAATGTTAATTTAGCATTTAGTCCTGAGATTTTTTCTTGTAGTTCTTCAGTTGAAAGTTGGTTTAGACCAGAAATAAAAGGGTGTTCCATGTTAATATTTAATTAACAAAAACTTAACCATAATATTTTATATATTTGCTAGTGTGATCTTTTTCCAAATAACTGTAGTGCCATCATATGGTAAAACACACAAATACATATTTGTGCCATCACTACATATTGTACCGGGTACATCACCTTGTAAACCAGTAGCACCAGGTGTTCTTACTGTAATTGAACTTGCCTTATGTCCACGATTTAATGGTCTAACATCAATTGTTGTACCGCAATCTAAGCTCACAAATTCATATTGAAGTTCTACTACGCCTGCCGGTATAGTAACTGTATTCGTATGCACAACATTATTCATTGTACTGTTGGGCCCAAATACAGCGGTTGACCCATTTGTAACACTAGTATTGTTAGCACCTACTGTACCAACATACAATGCGCTATAGTTTTCAAGGTATTGTGTAGCTTTTGTCATGCCATTCAACACAACACCACTAGAGTTATATGTAGTATTTGGAAAACTGATTGTTGACCCAGGAGCAGTATTGGCTATATCAACAAATAAATGCAATTCTATTTTGCTTTGTGTACTAGTTGGGCTCCATCCACCAAATATAAAGCTTGTATTTCCAGCTAATACACCAAAATGAACATCAGCACTACTAACATCAATAACAATAACATTAGGGTTTACAGGCAAACTACTGCCCAAATTGTAACTACTAGCACGAAACCCTTTTGTTTGTGCATTACTAATAATAGTATTTGCCATATCATTATTAATGATCGTACCATTAAGCGCAGTTTTTAGTATTGCTTTGTTTTGCAAATCACTAATTTCTGAAGCTGCAGTATCTAGGTTGGTACTTATGCTTGTGAAATTATCTCTAAATCCTTGTGTACTATTATTTGTTCCCGGTACTGGGAAAGATGTGTTGATTGTACTTGTGTTTATATTACTCATATTACTTCCTGTAACTTATTTAGTTTTTATTGATAGACGGTAGAATTGTTTTTCTCGGGAATAATACAGGCAAATCATTAGCATGCAATGGATTTGGTACAGGGCTAGCACTTGGTAAGTTACTCCAGAATGGATAGACAAAATTTGTGTTGTAGTTATAACTAAAACTTTTATCAATCATATACCTATCAACTGTGAAATCAATTTGGTTTAATGTATGTGGCCAGTTACTATTGATATTATCAACTATTTCTTGACCTTTTCCGGGTAGTGCATAACACAATACCCATGATTCTAAGAATCCTAAAGGTTGACCATTTAATTGCTGACTAGTCATCCAACTTGGCAACACACTATTGTCTAAGTATCTACCTATAACACCTGTTATTTGTGTTCGCATATTAATTAAACTAGCAGGATTTAAAAATCTAACATAACTTGGATTTGATGTAGTAGTAAGACTTATATCATTGATTGTTAAGTTTGGATTATTTACATACGCTGAATTCTCTTTCAAATTAATATTTCTAGACCATGTAATTGTTTGTGGTAATGAAGTGTCTTGGTTCAAACTCAAATCATCAACTAATTTACAATATACAACTTCATATATTATGTTGAAGTTATTATCTCTTGCCACTGCAACCTGTAGCTCACCTAATATAATTTTTCTTGTATAATGATTTTGTTGTAGTGCGATAGTATATGCATTTGCATCTGCAACCAACATTCCATATGCATGCACACATGTTACATCTATTGCTTTACCAAAATATGGATCAGTAGGTCTGTATAGTGATGTTGTGGGTATCAATGTGTCATCATTTAATAATGAGTACAATATTTCTCTTCCACTAGTGTCAGGGAATGCTTTAATATATATATTTTCAAATGGTTCTTGATAGCTATGATAGACTGTTATTGTAAATTCTCGGGTATCAGTTATCAAGTGGTGTATTGGACTATAAGCCATAACACCAAAAGTATATGATACTGTGTCGCCTAAATTCATATATTTTTTACTAGCTTGCTGTGCCACACGACCTACAATTTCACCAGTTGGCAATAATATTAGGTTAGGCGGTAACTCTCCGTACATCAATTGATAATTTAATGTTTCACTAGACGTTGCCTGTATACTGAATTCACTAATTGTAGCATTGTTGATTGTACCTAAATTGCTATTTGAAATCCAAGATACGTTTGGTGTTAATGAATTTATAATAGTAACAGACAAATCTAATACATCACTAGACAAAGTTATATTTACCGTTTTATGTACAGTTACACTAAAATTGTAACTTGTTTTTCCTAATGTTGGTAATGTCATAACACCAGTTATCCAACCTGTATGTATATCGCCAACTAAACCTGGCGGTAGATTAACAAAGTTATATGTCAATTCTTCTTTATCAAAATCATATCCTATAACTTTAAATGCAAAAAAATCTCCACTGTTAACTGTAGGCAATGATTTGCCATCTGTTATATAAAATTCAAAATAAGGATCTGACAATGGAACAGGAGTCATCAAAGGATATACATTTAGTATAGCAGGTTTTCTTTGTTTAGGTAATTGATTGATTGTCTGATTTTTTACTGTGATACTATAGTTACATGTATCATTACCTAATTGGCTAGATAATTGTAATGTGAAATTATAAGTTATTATCGTTGGTGATCCAACTACAGTCAAAGGTGGTAAAGGATAACCTATGATAGTACCTTCTGGTAATATTTGTAATCCAGGTGGCAGCATTCCACCTGTCACAGATATAAAAATTTTATTAGTTGATATGTTATTAACAAATTGTATATCATATCTAACATATGCACTATCAGTTACATTTAATATCTCTCCGGCAGGAGTATAGAAATACGGTTTATTACTACCAACAATTGTAATACTAAATGTTCTATCTCTAATATTGTTGAAATCATCAGTTGCTCTTACTGTAAAACTAAAAACAGTTTCATCAATAATATTATCAGGAATACCTGAAATAACACCTGTGTAGTAATCTAGAACGACAGGACTATCTATTAATCCGTTTGGTAAGTTACCACTAAGTAGTGTATAGTATACTTGTGTTGAAGGTAATACAGGATTGGCAACCAATTGAATATTTAAAGGACTATCAGTAAAGTATTGTCCTAAATCACCACCGGTCGTTTGCCATACAGGATTAACCATATTTATCCTTGTAACAATTGCAATGCAAGTTTGTAATGTTGTTGTCTATCTTCTAAACCAATTGTACCACCATTGATACGTTTTGTTAATGTAACAAAATCATTTGAATCACAATATTGATTCAAATTGTTTTGATCCCAGAACCAACCTGCACTAGATACTGCTCCGGCTGGTGTTTCTAAGTATGCAACTGTATCTTCTACGCTAATGCCTAAATCACTAGCAAACTTTGTATAGTTGTTGCGACCAGTCAATTGAATTAGTCCACGACCACAGAAACGATATCCATCACCGCTATCTTCATCTCCATTGCCCATACGATTGGCATAAACACGATTGGCAATCTTTTCAGGTTGTCTTTGGTATTGATTTGCAATTTCTTGATTTGGAAAATACTTTTTAAATGTATTCATCAATCCAGCTGCACCGTAGTTCAAATTTTCTTTTACAAAATTAAATCCACCTGATTCATGTGCAATTTGTGCAACAAATCCGGCTGCTCTATTCATGTTTACATACATGTCATAGTATTCTGCAACCTCATGTACTGGAGTTGCATATAACTCTAAAACAGATTTTTTTGTTTTAGGACACAACTGTTGTAATATATCTACTGTAATCATTATTCACCTTTTAATTGTTGTTTAATTTCTTTGATTTCTTGTCTTAGTTCTTTAATACCTTCTATAACCAGTGGCATTAATTTTTCATACATAATTGTTAAGTAATCAGTATTTGGAATATTTACTACTGTTTCAGGCATAACTTGTTGGGTTTGTTGTGCACTAAGACCTACTTCACGTTTCTTTTTAAATCCCATTTCTTGTGCAGTTTCATTTGCTTCATAATAGAAGCCAGATAATTGATCAATCTTGTCTAGTGCACTTTCAATGTTACCTAATTTAGTTTTTAATCTATCATCACTATAAGCAGTAATATTATAACTTGCATATATACCTGAGGCACCTGAGACAGTTAAATTGCCTGTTATAGTTAAGTTTTGACTGATAGTTCCACCTGTAAGTGGTAAATAATTATTTAAGCTTGAAGTTGTCGCATAGCTACCTAAACTTGCAGATGTTAAATAGCCCTGACTAGTAACATAGCTTTGTGTTGCATAACTACCTAAACTTGAAGTTGTTGCATAACCACTCAAACTTGAAGTTGTTGCATAACCACTTAACATACTAGTACTTACTGCATCAGTAATACCATAACCTGCAACTGTAGTTGGGCGAGATCCAGTTGTGATTTGTGACCAAGCTATAGAACCAGAAAAATTTATACCTGTCATGTAATAAGCATTACCAAGCAGATAATTACTTGTAGAAATGTTTCCAGTAGCTGATACTGAAGTAGCGATAACTGTACCTCCACTTAGATTAGTAGCAGTGGTAGCAGTTGTTGCAGAAGTAGCAGTTGTTGCAGAAGTAGCAGTGGTAGCAGTTGTTGCGCTTGCAACAGTACCGGAAATTGCACTAGCAGGAATACTAGTTAGTCCAGCACCTGAACCACTATGACTACCGCTAAATGTACCTGCTGTTACAGTACCTGTTACACTTAAACTACTTAATGTACCGATACTTGTAATATTAGGTTGAGCACCAGTATATACTGTGCCTGCTACTAATGCATTACTAACTTGTCCACTTACATTTGCACCTGCTACTGCATTTGCAGTTGCAGCAAAATTAACTTGACCTGTAACATTTGAGCCTGTAAGACTTGATAATCCAGCACCTGACCCAGTATGACTACCACTTAATGTACCTGCTGTAACAGTGCCCGTTACACTTAAACTACTTAATGTACCTACACTAGTGATATTAGGTTGAGCACTTGCCGTAACTGTTCCTGCTGAAGCAATACTACCTACAATGTTCCCAGCAGGTAGATTTGTTAAACTAGCACCTGAACCAGAGAATGTAGTACCTGTGACAGTTCCACTTACTGACAATGAAGGCAACCCAGTAATTGTAAATCCATTGGCAATGATATTTTGATTTTGTGTATAATTCCATGTATTGAGACCTGTTAAGTGACTTCCATCACCATAATGTATACCAATGATATTACCGGACGAGCTGATATTACCTGTAACATTCAATGTACTTAATGTACCTACACTAGTAATATTAGGTTGTATATTTGTAGTTAATACACCTGTGTAAAAATTTGAAGATATTAAATTACCTAAGTTAGCATTACCTGCACGAATGTTACCTAAGCTATTAACAGTAATGTTTTGTCCTAATACAGTTGAATTGCTCGCAAACTGAAATTCTTGTGCATTGTCTTTCCAACCTGCAAATGCTGAAACTTGTTGTGTTGTAAAATAATTCAATACTAAACCAACATCAAAGCCTGAGTTAGCAACTAATGGACCTCCACCTGATGCAGTACCTACAATGATTAAACTATTTTGAACATCGATAACTGAATAATTTTGTGTTTGAACTGTACCTGTCAATATTAAATTACCTGCAGTAATGTTGCCTGTAGAAGTAATATTGCCTGCAAATACTGCATCTTTACCATTCAATGTTCCATTTAATGTTAAACCTGATAACGTTCCTAAACTAGTAATATTAGATTGTGCTGATGCATATACTGTACCTGAAACCAATGCGTTTGGTACTTGACCAGTAATATTAGCGCCGGGTACATTAGTTAAACTTGAACCATTTCCTGTAAATAGTGTTGCAGTAAATACATTACCTGAGAAATTATTAGCTGATACATTTCCAGTGATACTAGCATTACCTAAAGCATTTAAGTTAGCCATAGTATGATTCAAAGATGTTAAGTTACCTTGAAGAATTGTATTACCGGCAACATTAGCATTACCTAAAACTATTAAATTACCAGCAACATTAGCAACACCACCAATTGTAGTATTGCCTGTGATATTTGCTAGTCCAGCATTCATATTACTGAACTGTGATGCAGCTGCAATTACTGTTCCGTTTACTTGATGATTACCTACGAGTGTCATGCTACCTTGTAGTGACAATGATGTGCCTGAACTTCTGACATTACCTGTGCCTGTTATTGATACAGGACTAGCCAAAGTAAACACAACTTGTGTAGTAGTACATGATACTACTGGGAAATCAACCCCATTATAACTACTTGGTGTGAAACCTGACAATTGAATTGATTGAGTTGGATAGAACGGTGGATATGGTTGTGGGTTTGTGAATGTTAATGTAACTTGTCCTGTGCTTGGTGAATTAATTGTTCCGCTAGTTACCGCAATGTTTGCACCTATAGAAACAAATTGTAATAATGAGCTATTTCCACCAACTGTATGATTTGTTGCAATTCTTACTGCACCTGCAGTTATAAGTGAATTACCAGATACATCACCTGCTAAAGTAACAATATTACCGGTCATACTATTAACTGCATTGATATTACCAATACTAGCATTACCTGTTACATTTATTATTCCATTAACTTGTAATGCAGTTGATGATGTACTACCTGTACCTACAATACTTGATACTGCGGTATGTGTTCCTGTTATATAACTATTACCGTAAATTGTAAGTATATTACCTGCAGTTGCTGATCCAACACCTACTATACCATTAGCAAAAGTAGCTGTGCCCATGTTATGAGTGCCACTTGTATAACTATTACCATTTACTGTTAATAAATATCCACTTTGTGCAGTGGTACCAATACTGCCGATAACATGATTTCCTAATACAAAAGTATTTCCATTAATCGTAGCATTATTTGTTACTGTAATAAATCCTGCAGTATGAGTACCTATTGTATTTGCATTACCACTGATATAACCATTGCCAGTTACTGTTAATGCATTACCTGCTTGAGGTGTACTTCCACCTACTACTTGTGTGCCAGTAGTTATGCTGTTTCCAGAAGTGCTGGTAATACAACAACAATAGGATTACATACTTCTGGAA